GGTCACGACGACCGGCAGCTCCGCTACGGCTTTGACGGCCAGCATCACCCCTGCCCGTCAACCGGTCATGCTATTTGCGGCTTTCGCTTCTTCTGCGGGCCTCGGTTCGGCACCGGCGAACGAAGTGCAGCGCGGCACGTTCGACGCCATTTTTGATTACACGACCAGTTCCACGGGCACGCAGTCGATGAATGCCACGCTCGGCGGATCCGCGAATTGGGCCGCGATCATTATTCCGTTGACTCCGGTTTCCTCGGCTTCCGTCACTCCCGCAGGAACGAGTTTCTATGGCAAGTTCACGGAGCCAGGTGGTGGCGACACGAAATTCCCGGTGGTTACGGTGTGTTCGGAATTTGCGGATTATTCGCACCAGCCATGCGATTTGCCTGTGACGATTTACACGGATAGCAGCATGAGCATGACCAAGGCCAATCCGTTTCGCGGGGATCTTCATGGGAATTACGATTTCGCGGCGCCGGCCGGGGTTTACGTGGTTTCCGCCGGAACGCCTTTTGTGCCGGGATACAGTTTCAAGGCCAATCTGATTACGGGCGGGGGAGGAAGTTCAACGCCGGGGGGAACGTCTGGGCAGGCGCAATTTAATTCGGGAGGCGTGTTTGCGGGAGTCGCGGGTAGCGCGGTGGATGCCAGCGGTCAAGTCACGCTCACTCCGACCACGGACGGATTCTCAGCACTGAATGTGAATCCTAGTTCGCAGAACTTCGGTTCTGTCGATCCAGTTCTAAACGTCGGCGCTGGCGCTGGAACCATTACCTGCAAAACTCTTGGGGGATTAGCTCCCGCGCAAATGTGCATCAACGGCGCGACGAATCAGCCGTGGCTGTACAACCTGTCGATTCTGGGGGACGCGACAAATACAGCCAGCCCGACGATTGCGCTATGGGATACCTCTCGCTCAACTCCGAATCAGGCTGGCGCTCTGTGGAATGTCGGCCAGTGCGCCTCAAATTTTTCGGCTCCTGGCGGCTGTCTTGATTGGGGATATATCAGCAATGTCGATGGAACTACGTCGGTAATTAATATGAACGAAGATCACTCCATCCAATTCGGTCTAGGAGGAGTTGGGGTAGCGAATCCGTTTATTACTTGGGGACCGCAAGGGGATATTCCGACTGGTTACATCAACGCTTCCACGGGAGAAATTTCGGTAGGTTGGATTCCCAACGCCTTCGCTGTGATGCCCCAAAACGGGTTTTTCTCCATCGTGAATTCCGCCAATCATACGCATAAAGTCAACATCACGAATCCCGGTACGCTCGCGGCGGACTACAACTTTGCCATGCCCATAACGGCAGGAACGGCGGGACAGGTTCTCACCTCGCAGGGCGGTGGAACCACGCCGATGACCTGGAGCACCTTCGCCGCCGTAAGCGGAGCTACCACGATTGGGCATTGCGTGCAGTTTGGCGCTGGGCCGGTACTCGTCGATTCGGGCGCGGGATGCGGAGGCGGCGCTGGCGGCGCGAACGTCGCTCTTAGTAACCTGGCGGGTGTCGGCATCAATACCACGCTTCTGCCGGGATTGATAAATACCGTTGCTCTCGGATCGAATGCCCTGTCGTTTACCAATGTTTTCCTGGGGACGGTCGCCAATCAAACCGGCTCGTTCGATACATCGGCATTGACCGCCAATCGCAGCATCAAGATTGCCAATGCCGCTTCGACCACGGTTCAGGATTGCCCGGCGACAGCCAATCAGTTTTTGACTTCCGTTCTGCAATCGACAGGAGCCTGCACCAAGGCACAACCGACGCTTGCTAATATCGCGGCGGGCGCATCGCCTGCGGGTCTGTTCAATTTCGCGGCCTCGACCATCCGCATCCCGGAAGCGGCAGGTTTCGTAGCCTCGGCAGTCAGCACGCTGGGACTCGATACGACAGCTAATGCCGTGCACTCGTGGATCAATGCGGCGGACGCTATCCTCGCGGGATGGGCTTCGGCGCCAGCCGGCAGCAAGTGCGCGCAGTCCAGCGGCACCAAAGGTCTTCTTTCGGAAGCGGCTGGAGCCTGCGGCACCTGGACCGATTCATCGACCAGCACCGGCACAAACAAAACACTCAGTCAGGAAGGAACCGGCAACGTCATCACCGTGGTCGCAACGCCCTGGATGCGCGCGGCGGGCTGCAACAACTCAACGGCGGCGCCGGCCTTTGATTTGCCGACCACGCAAGCGCCGACGCCGTCCTGCCTGACCGGAACGAACGTCCAGAAAGCCACGCTCGATTACGACGATTCGGTGAATGAATTCTCGCAGTTCGACATGGCCCTTCCGCATACCTGGACCGGCGCCATCGATATCAACCTGAAATGGCTCGTCAGCGCAAGCGGCGGAGCAAACGCCGTCAAATGGACGGTACAGACGGCTTGCTCTGCCGATGCCGCAACCTACGACACCGCTTTCAATGCCGCGCAGACCATCACCACCAACGTCGCGGCCAACAATATCCAAACCGTTTCCTCACAGGCGACCGTGACGGTCACGGGATGCGCGGTCGATAACGTGATGAATTTCAAGATTGGCCGCGACACTTCCGACACCTTTACCGGCACGGCTCGCTTGATTGGTGCGCAAGTCGTTTTGCGGCATACCGGAAAATGAGAACCGCAATCTTGTTTCTGTTGCTTTTGGCTTCGCCCTGCGCCGCATCCACGCACTACATTTCGACGGCGGGCGCGGATACCAACAACGGAACGAGTACCGGAACCGCCTGGGCGCATGTTCCGGGGATGCGAACGGCCACGAGCAACGCCGCCGCTTATTCCGCCGTGGCGGGAGATATTTTCATCCTGCGTGGCTGCGATGTCTGGTTCAACGCCAGCTTTCCTTTGGTCCTGAGCCATGGTGGAGCAATCGGGAATCCCGTCATCGTCACGGTCGATCAGACTTGGTTCAACACCACCAATTGCCCGTCGCAGTGGAACCGCCCCATTTTCGACGGACACACTTCCGCTGGATCATCGACGCCAACGGAAATCAATGGCACGGGCGGGCAGACTTCTGGCTGCATCTCGGGCAATGGAAATCATTTCGTGGTGTTTACGGCGTCGAACATCACGCTCGATTGGATCGAAGAACGAAATCTCTATTACAACAACGATGCCGAAGGCACTTGCTACAACCAAAACGGATGGTTTCTGGTTTCCTCCGCGGACCGCATCACCGTCAGCCACGGCTACCAACATGAATGGAAAATGGGCCTGAACGATGCCGACGAACTCGTGCAGATTGAAGGAACGCCGCAATGCCCGCATTGCCTTCTGACACTGAACGTGACAAACAATTGCCTGTCCACTCCGGGAAACGGAACGAATCAACCCGGCGGCGCGATGAGTTTTATCAATGTCACGTACAGCATTCTCAGTTGCATGTCCAACGCCTATAAACCCGTGCAGGCCGGCGAATTTGGCTGGAACGAAATCACCAAGAACGGAGAATCGCCAGATGGCACGATCCATGCCAATTGCATAGAAACGCTGGCGGCGGAAGGCGACAATAATGGGACCTACTACATTCACGATAACCGGATTCACGACAACTTCGATTGTGAAGGCTTGCAAATTGGCAACCCGGGTGAGATCGATTACGTCTGGAACAACCTCTGGTACAACGATATCCAGGTTGGTGCGAACGGACCGCAAGTACCTCAATCCGAAACTCCAATCAGCATGTTCTTCTTCAACAACACGGTAGTCGATTGGGATTCCTGTATCCATGACGCGAGCCATGGCTATTCCTGGTCGAATACGTTCCGATCCCAGAACAATCTGTGCATTGATGCGACGGGCAGCGCAAGTTCAGGAAGCCCTTCGGCCACCTCGGTCACCATTTCCAACAATATCGGGATGACCGATGCAGCCGCAACTTCCGCCGGGTATAAAAACACGCAATCGCCGTTTGTCTATGCGCCGACCAGCAGCGGATCGGCAACCGTGGGAACGGGCGTGAATCTGACTTCCGTCTGGCCCGCTGGATTTCCGACGGTCGATAGTTCGATTGTCTGCACGCAGCAAACCATCAACACCGTCATACAAAGCGTTTGCACCGGAACAGCCAAGGCACGACCCGTGAGCGCCGCATGGGACGTGGGCGCGTATCAATTTAGCGGCTCGCCTCCTCCGCCGGGACTTCTTCCCGTTGGTCGCAGGGCAACCGGAATTTACTGATGGCCCGCAGAGTCAAAACCGACGCGATGGTCCAGCCGCAAGGCCCGGTCACCATCGACATTCCGCACCTGTGGAATCCGCGCAGCTACCAACTCGAAGTCATGCGCGCCATGCCCGCTAACGCCGGCACGACGCCGCATCTCACGCGCAAATTGCTGATGCTCAAATGGCATCGCCGCGCAGGAAAGGATTTAACCGGCCTCGCCATGACGCTGCGAGAAATGGCTACCCGGCCAGGACTGTACTGGCATCTCTTGCCCACGTTCCGGCAGGCCAAGTCGATTCTCTGGGATGGCAGCGACCGCAAGGGCATAGCCTTCATGGACCGCTTTCCGAAGGAACTGATTAAGACCAAGAACGAAACGGAATTGCTCGTCGAACTGAATCCGTTTCCCGGCCAACCCTCGGGATCGAGATGGCAGGCCCGCGGCACCGATGATATCAATAGCTTGCGCGGCGCGAATCCCATAGGCGTCGTACTATCCGAGTTTTCGGAGATGCAGGAAAACATCTGGCCGGAAATCATTCAACCGATTCTTGTGGAAAACGGCGGATGGGCGCTCTTTATTTTTACGCCGAAGGGCAAGAATCATTCCTACAAACTTTTTCAGGTAGCGAAACAGCACCCGGAGACCTGGTTCTCTCAAGCCCTGACCGTAGACGATACGAGGAGAGATGCCAAAGGTGAGGAAGGAAATCCCTGTGTTCCACCAGAAGAAATCGAGCAAATGCGTCAGCAGGGAGTCGCGGAAGAAATCATCCAGCAGGAATACTACGTCTCGGATGACGGCTTCCTTAGAGGGACTATCTTCGGTGATCTTATTACGAGTGCTCGCAAAGATGGCCGAATTACCCGCGTCCCCTACAACACAAGCTACCCGGTGGGTACTTGCTGGGATATTGGAAGGACGGACTCGACGGCCATCTGGTTCTACCAAAGAATCGGCCAGCAGATCTGCTTCATCGACTACCTCGAAGACTCGCGCAAGGGCGCGGACGAATATGCCAAGAAACTGCGAGAAAAGCCCTACATCATTACCAAGCTGATTCTGCCGCATGACGCGCGCGTGAAAGGTTTCACCGCCTCGCACTCGACCGAAGAATATTTCCAGCGCGTCTTTCGCGGCGTAACCGTCGCGGAACGCACTTCCGTTCAATCGGGCGTGGACATGACGCGCAGAATGTTTTCACGCTTCGTGTTCGATGAATCCAAGTGCGGGCGCGGCATCGAATGCCTGGAGAATTACCGGCGCAAATGGGACGAGGAAAAACATGATTATTCTGGCGAGCCGATCCATTCTGAGTTTTCTCACGGGGCTGACGCTATGCGAACTGGTGTGGTGGGAGGCTTGGACACGCCGCTCGATTGGCAGAATGACTTGCTTAAGCGCAATCCGCAGCAAGCCGAAACCGAATTTTCCGTCTTTGGGGTGAACTAATGGCTTTTCTCGCTCCACTTGTCCCGATCCTCGCAGGCATCGGCGGCGGCAGCGCCGTAGCGGGCGGCATCCTCGCGGGCACGACCGCACTCACCGCGGGCCTCGGCATCAAAGCAGCCACGTCGAAACCGAATATTCCGAACGTGCCTGGCGCGAACGCCACGCCCGCCGATTTACAGACCGAAGCCGACAAAGCGGCCGAAGACCTCCGCGCGCGTGCGCGTAAGGCAGGTTCGGGCGCCCGGCAATCCACGATTTTAACGAGTCCTTTGGGCGTAGTGAACTCCGCGCCGCCGGCACAGAAAACTCTACTCGGTAGCTAATGCCTCTTGACCCCATACAGCTCCTTAAGCGTTACGAGAGAATGGTGCAGGAACATCGCAATTGGGAAGGACTGTGGCAGGACATTGCCGACTACATCCATCCACGGCGCTCGCAGTTCACGACCACGCGCATGCCCGGCGGCAAGCAAACTGAGCGATTATTCGACTCAACGGCCCTTGACGCACATGACCGTCTCGCCTCGACGCTGAACGGCACGCTGACCAGCCGCGCAACGAAGTGGTTCACGCTGAAAATGCGTGATGAGCAATACGACGATGTATCCGAAGTCAAGGAATGGCTCGAAGACTGCGCCGGTCGCATGTATCGCGCCGTCAATCAATCGAATTTCGCTCAGGAATCCAGCGAAATGTATTCCGACGAAACGGCGTTCGGAACTTCCGCGCTTTTCTGTGAGGAGCGCAATCCAACCAAGAAGGATTTCGGCGGATTCGTCTTCCGTGCGCTTGCGCTTTCCGATATTTGCATCGACGAAGACTCCGAAGGCCGCGTCAACACCGTTTTCCGCAAATTCCCCATGACCGGCAATGCCGCAATCGACAAATGGGGCATCGACAACGTGGGCAAGAAGATTCAGAAAGCGTTCGATGACGGAAAAGGCGACAACAACTTCAATTTCCTGCATGTGGTGCTCCCGCGCACCGTCGGAGCCTCGAAAGATCCCGTCATCGGCACGCCGGCTACGAAATTGCCTTGGGCTTCGGGCTATGTGGGCATGGAAGACAAGAATTTAATCAGCGAAGGCGGTTTCCACGAATTTCCCATGATGGTTCCCCGCTGGGCGAAGACTCCCGGCGAGAAATATGGCCGTGGGCCGGGACATCTCGCTCTGCCTGACGTGAAAACGCTGAACAAGGCGAAGGAACTCGGCCTAAAGACCTGGGCGAAGGTATTGGACATGCCGACCATGACCGAAGATGACGGCGTAGTCGGAAATATCCGCAATCACCCAGGCGGAAACACGATTGTCAGGAACACCGACCGCAGTTTGAAGCCGCTCTATCCTCCCGGCACGTTCCGTGACGCCATCGGCGGCGACCAACTGAAAACAGCAGACCTTCAGGCGTCAATCAGGCGCTATTTCTATGCCGATCAGATGGAATTGCCCGTAGGTCCGGCCATGACCGCTTTTGAAGTCGCCAAACGCTTTGAACTCCTGCAACGCCTGCTCGGGCCGACCATGGGACGGCAGGAAACCGAATTTTTGAATCCGCTCATTGACCGCATGTTCGGGATCATGCTTCGCCATGGCGCTTTGCCGAAACCGCCGGATGTTTTGGTGCAAGCGGGCGCACAAATTGACGTGCAGTACGAAGGGCCGCTGGCCAAGTCGCAGCGCCTCGCGGAAGTAGAGGGACTGGAACGCCTGCAAGCCCTGGTCGTGAACGCGGCGACCCTCGATCCCTCCATCGTAGACAACATCGACTATGACGAAGCCATCCATCTCGCGGCTGATGTGCTGGGCGTTCCGCCGAAACTGTTACGCGACCCCGATGACGTTAAAAAGATGCGCGACCAACGCGCGCAGCAGCAAGCGCAGCAACAGCAGATTGCCGATACCAGTTCTGTTGCGGCGGCGGCGGGGAAAGCGATACCAGCTATAAAAACGCTGATGGGCGGTGCGGGCAATGGCCAAGGCGCGTGATGACAAATACATTCAGCTCGCCTATCAGAAAGTGCTCAACACTCCAGAAGGCAAGATCATGTTCGACGATCTCGTGATCTTCTGCCAGCAGAACGAAGAATGCTCGAAAGTGCTTTTGAGAATGTTGCGCGAATCCAAGCGCGCGACGGAAAAAGAAAAGGAGTCGGACGATGAGTAGTCCAGCGACAACTTTGACCACACCCCCCGCAGCACCAAATGACGGAGCGGCGCAGGATTGGCGTACTTCCCTGCCAGAGGAAATGCGTTCCGAGAAGTCGTTCGAGAAATTCAAGGGCGTGCCCGATCTCGCCAAGTCTTACGTGGAAATTCAGAAGACCATGGGCAACGCCATCCACATGCCCAAGGCCGATTCAAAGCCTGAGGAATGGGACACCTTCTATTCCAAGATGGGTCGGCCCGAATCCCCCGACAAGTACGAATTGAAATTGCCCGAGTCCGGCACGGTGGATGAAGGATTGGTTAAGGAATTTCGCACCGCAGCGCACCAGAGCGGCTTGCAGCCTCGACAGGCGCAGGGCTTGCTCGACTGGTTCAACAAAACCCAGGGAGACCGCATGACGGCCTACACGAAGACCATGGAAGACGGTGTAGGGAAACTGAAAGGCGAATGGGGCGGCAAGTTCGATGAAAAGATTTCCGTAGCCTCGCGTGCGGTCAAGGAACTCGGCGGCGACGAACTAATTTCCCTGCTCGAAGAAACCGGCCTCGGCAACCATCCAACGCTCGTAAAATTCTTCGCCAAGCTGGGCGAATCGACCATGGAAGACAAAATCATCGTGGGTGACACGTCCTCCGACGGACAGGAAACCAAGGATGCCATTCAGATGAAGATTGCCGAAATTATGAATAATCCAAAGCATCCCTACAATGATGCTAGGGCGCCGCACGCAGACCGGGAAGCGGCCATTCGTGAAGTCGGAAACCTCTATAAACAATTGGGGTAAACATGCCACTCCCAAAGGGAACGAAATACCGATTCCGTAAAATTTCCGGCGGCCGGGAACAGCGCCTCGCCTTCCGCGGCAAGAAAGTCATTGAAGTCGCCAATTACTCCAAGGCAGGGAAAAAGGGCCGAACCCTCCTGACCAAAGAGAAGCTCTAAAAACAAGTTTCGCCACACAACTCTTCCCCGGAGCGTGGCTGACCATTCGGAAAGACGAATCGAGACCAAGCCGGCGATAACGGCCAGGACGGACCCTTACCGGACAATCCTCCGAACATTTGAACTGTTCGATAGGTGCGTCCATGTCCTCACAAATCCAAGACTGGCAGGTAAAACAATTTAACGCGAACGTCACGCGCATGTTCCAGCAGAACATGAGCAAGTTTCGCGGCACGACACGGGAACATCCCGCCGTAACCGGCAACACAGACTTCTGGGACCGCATTGGTCCCATCGAAGCGATTCAGAAGACCACGCGGCACGCCGACACGCCGTACATCGAAACACCGCACTCCCGGCGCGCCTGCTACATCACGGATTGGCACATTGCCGATCTCGTGGATTGGTCCGATCTGGCACGTATCCTGGCCGACCCCAAAGCGGAATTGCCCATCAATTTCGCCAAGTCGCTCGCCCGGCGCGTGGATCGTCTCATCATCGCGGCTTTCGACGCCTCGGTGCAGACCGACGAAACGGGCGGCACCGCCGTCACGTTCGCAAACGATTGGTCCGTGCGCGGCACAGCTACGGCCCGCAGCGGATCGACGGGTGATTGGGATTTCACCGCCGCAGCCCTCACCGTTCCAAACCTCGCTTCACTCAAAATGGACTTGGACCTGAACGATGTGGACCCGGAAGGCCGGCACATCGCCATGGACCCGTCTGGCCTGAAGCAACTCCTCTCAGCGTCTTCGGCTCCGCAACTCACCAACGCCGACTACGCCACCGTGAAAGCCCTCGTGCAAGGCGAAGTCGATACCTTCATGGGCTTCAAATTCCACACCAGCACGCTGATGCCGAACCCCTCGGGCAACCTGTATTACGGCTATGCCTGGCAGGAAAACGCCATGGGCCTGTCGATGGCCGTGGACATGGACACCTCGGTAGACAAGCGGCCCGACAAATCGAACAACTGGCAGGTGTACTCGAAGATGGCGCTCGGCTCCGTGCGCGTGCAGGGCGAAGGTTTGGTCCGTTTCAAGATCGACAACACCAAGTAGTTTTTGCGGGCGACTAGCAGGCCCGTGAATGACGCTGCTGGCGGGGCGGGTCTTCCCTGCCCCGTATTCCACAAAAGCGAAAAGCTAAGGAGAGAAAAGATATGGCTACTGTATTCAATTCCGACCAGATGGCGAAGGTGCTGGGCACCCCGGTCAAGCTGGTCAAACCGAATGAATTTGGCGGGCGACTGCGTACCTTGTACTTCAGTTGCACGCTTCCGGGTTCCGGCCTCGCCACGGGAGACACCATCACCCTCGGCAGGATTCCTCCCAACGCGCGGCTCATCGGCGGCAACATCGCATGGAGCGCCACGCAGGGAGCCACCGCAACCACCGCCATCGGCACTTCCGCGTCGAGCGGCGCTTATATGGCCGCTGCGGTAACCGCATCCACTGCCAAGTTTGCCCTGATTGCGACTCAGGCACTCGGGCACGGCACGGTAACGGCTGCGGAAACCACAGTTGTTGCCACCAACGCCGCAGCTGCTTGGACGGCGGCCTCGGTGCTCACTGGCAACATCGATTACGTTGTGGATTGATCCGGGCAGGGGGAGTTCGCATTGCGCGGCTCCCCCGCTTCGGGGAAAGGAGTTTCCTTCGTGAAAAAGTTATGTTTGTTTTTGCTGCTTATTGTGGCGATGCCGGTTTGCGCCCAACAGCGCGTGACTGCAACTCTCACCGCATCCTCGACGGATTGCACTACGGCGGCATCGTGCCTCGTTAATTTCGTGAACAACAATTCCGGCGGCGCGACGTTCGCTATCTCCACCAATGCGTCGGCGAGCACCGTTCAATTCGAGGCTTCGGCGGATAATCAAACCACCTGGGTAGCCATCAGCGCCACGCCCAGCAACAGCTCCTCGGCCGTCACTTCCACCACTTCAACTGGCGTCTGGCAAGCCAACGTGTCGGGATATTCGCATGTGCGTATGCGTGTTTCCGCCTTCGTCGGCAACGTCGTCGGCTCAATCGGCATGGGCATCGGTTCCGCTAAAGGCGGCAGCGGTTCACAGGGCGGCAGCGGTCTGTTTTCCGGGCCGAATCCCTGGGTAGATTGTTCCTCGTCTCCCTACAGTGCTCCGTCCACACTCGGAGCAAGTACACCTACCGTCGATGCTGGGGTCGCTTTGCGCGCTTGCGTAGCGGCCCTGCCATCGAGCGGCGGAACGATTCACCTGAACCCTGGTCGGTATGGTATCTCGACAGCGGCAACAGATTCACAAGGTGCCACGGTTGGAATCAATCTTGCCGCTAAGGATGGAGTCCGTTTTGAATGTGGAGGCACGGGCGGCATTCATCAATCGGGAACGAACGCCTATCCCTGCTCGATTGAATTGATTTCCGGCATTCCCGCAGGAACGATTATCGTAGAAACGTCTCCCTACACCGGGTCCGGCGCTTCTTATGCCGGCCCCATCTTCGACAACATTTCGTTTCACGACAATACGGCAACCGGCGTGGGAGTCGCAGTTAAGGACACCTCGGACACTCAATTTAACGGCGTTTCAGTGAATGGCTTCAGCTATGCAGGACTTTCGGCTCCAGCCTCGCCCACCGTGACGGCCACGGCTGGCGGCTCGCTTGGCGCGGGCGTGCAAGTCTTCGTGAAAGTCGCGCACCGTACCGGCTGGGGATTCTCGCTGCCATCGGCGGAAGCCTCGGCTACGACTGCGGGAACCTGCCCCGGCTCAGGAAATTGCTCGATTACGATTACGGCTCCCTCCAATCCCGGCGCGCCGGCGATTGACTGGATGCCCTACGCTTCGACTACGACACTTTTGGAGAAATCGCAAATTGCTTGCTGTACAGGCCAAGCCTACGGTGCGAACTATGTGATCTCGGCGGCCCTGCCGGGGACTGGATTGCGCGAAGAAGTTTCCAACAAGACGCGCGGAACGGGAATCGCCTTCTATGGCAGTTCCGGCTGGGGATCATCTACGGGCTTCGTGAATCACAGCCTGGTAACGGATTTGCGTGCCGGCCAGGACAATGAGATTGCCTTCTCCACCGCCGGAAGCACTACCAGCTTAACTTTTATTGGCGGCGATATTATTTGCCAGTCCACGACTTCCGCACTGCCATGCAGCATCGTCGGATCGAACGTGTTTTTCTACGGCACACACTGGGAAAGTTTGGCCGGCAGAATAGGATTACAGATCGAACAGATCGCGCCAAATGGAACGAGAGGCACAGGCGTTTATGGTGGACTGTTTGAAGCCTCAGGCACGGGCACCGGAATCAACTGCATCCGCTGCTTCGGAGATCGTTTCGAAACGACCATGGCAAGCCTGACGAGCGGAATCATTCTGGATGCCAACTCCGGCGAAAATCAAATCTGGATTCAGGATGTCAACGTAGGTACGCCAGTCAATGAAGGCGCTCCCGGCAACAATATTTTCTGCGACAACGCCGCCTGCACTATGCTGGTCAACTCGCTAAAAGTTGGACCTGTTGGCGGTCCCGCTAAATTGTTGTGTTCTCAGACAGCCCCGACCATCACCACGCACTTCAATACTTCTGCGGATTCCATCAGTTCCAATAATGGAAATTGTTCCTTCACGGTGACAGTAGGAACGGGAACGGGAACCAGTACGGGCGTGGTTGGATTGCCGACCGCGAGCACGGGGTGGAATTGCACAGCACAGAATCGCAACCGAGGCGCGTTTATTCAACAGACGGCATCGGCTACGACAAGCGCGACATTCACGAATTATGGAACAACGGTGGGAACTCCCGTCAATTGGACGAACTCCGATGTTCTGGGAATAACTTGCTCTGCGTATTAAAGGAGATTTTTAAATGATCGACAAAAACATGCAGGACGCGCACGGTTTTCTGAACGAAGCCCGAAACAGCCTGAGCCTCGTCGAGGTGGAAGTTCTTGAACTGCAAAAGAAGGCCGATGATCTCGCGCCAAAGGCCGAGGAATATGACCGGCTGATCGAAAAGTTGGATGCGAAGAAGGCGGAACTCGCAGCGGCGGAAAAGAAACACTCCGAAGTGGCATCGGCTCACGCGAAATTCGCCAAACTCGTAAACGGCTAACGTGGCGACACGCGCAGCCAGTACGATCCCGACGCAGCTACATCCTTTCGCCAACACGAAGGAATGGACCGGCCTGCTTTCCGGCGATGACGGAAGTTGGGAATTGCTCGGGCATTACAACGATAAGTGCCTGCACGTTTACGGCACATTCGGCGGCGCGATTGTTACTGTCGAGGGATCGAACGAAGACGTTCCGACGAATACGGCGGGACTCACGGACCCGACGCAGACCGCCATTTCGGTATCGGCCAATTCGATCAAGCAGGTGCTCGAAAATCCGCTGTACATCCGACCCAAGATCACCGGCGGCGATGGAACGACTTCCTTGACAGCGAGGCTTTTATGTCGGACCTGAAAACCGAAGTAACAACCGAAGAAATAGATTGTGGCAAAGCAATCACCACGAAAACATTTGATGCCGATGGAAACCTTGTGAGTCAAGGCGTGGAAATCATTGTTGATCCCGCCAAATTGCCGAAGATGGGCGCGGAAGTAGGAGATTTATAAATGGCGATTACCCAGGCAATTTGCAACTCATATAAACGTCAAATCCTTCAGGCCATGCACAACCTAACCGTACTGACCGCAACCAATACGGTTACCTCGGTCGCAGCAGCAGGCGGCGTGCTAGGTCCAGGCGGAACGGCCTGCACCGTTTATACGGGCACATTCACCAACGGCACAGCAAATGCTTATGCGGGCCTGGTGCTGAATTTCTCAGGCTTTGCCACGGCTGGGAATAATGGCACTTTTCTATGTGTGGCCTCGACTGCGACAACCGTCACAATGGCGAATCCAAACGGCGCGAACTCGGGAGCCATGGGCACGGTTCTGGCAACGACAAACGTCTTCGGCATCGCGCTCTATACTTCCGCCGCATCTCTCGACAAAACGACTACCGGCTATTCCAATACCAACGAAGTCGGCAGTTCGGGAACCTACGTGACCGGCGGCATCGGCCCTGGCGGTACGCTGATCGGGAATGCCATGGCCCTCGTGAGCACGACTCCCGTTTTATCCACGGACACGGCTTGCGGCCTATTTGCTTCGATCACCTGGACCGGGGCAACGATCACCGCTAGAGGCGCAGTGATTTACAATGCTTCGCTCGGCGGCCAACCGACCGTGCTGGTCTTGAATTTCACTTCCGATCAGACTTCCACCAACGGCCCTTTTACGATCACTTTTCCAGCACAAACCGCAGGCAACGCGATTATTCAACTCCTGTAATGGCGATTACGTTCAATCGGGTTAGTGTTCCGACCAGCGCAGGAGCGAGTCCCGTCACG